CTCCGCCACCACCCATGCCTGCAAATATGCGGGCGATGCCGATGGCGATATAAGTAGCGATCATCGTTTGGGCTTGCTGGAGCAGTGCAGCACCTATGGCCTGCAAAAAGTCAGCGAATACTTGCTCCGCAGTCTTGGTGCCGCGCACCATCTCCGAAACACCGAACGTTACGGCGTTGGCTATTTCGCCACTAACGCTTTGGATAAGTTGCCCGTACGTAGTAAAAAATTGCTGCAGCCTGAGCTGTTTTTGTTCCAGCTGGTCAAGCAGCATCAGTTCTTCTTTTACCAAAACGAGTTTATTTTGCTCGGCTTCGAGATCTAGCTGTTTTGCTTCCAGGGCGTTTCCTTTAAGAGTGCCTGAATTTATTTCAGTTGTGAGGCGGTTTATTTCTTGAAGAATGGGGAGTTCTGTGTTGTACGCACGTAGACGCTGGTCTAAAGCTAACTTTTGCGCTTCTACTACGTCTGCGGGTTGCGTAAATGCACTTATGTCCAGCTCAGTTCTGAACTGTTGCTGACGAATTGGGTCTACGGCATTTTGGATGCTTTCTCTGCGATTTTGAGCAGCTAACTGTTTCTCTAAAGCAGCACGTTTCTGTTCAATTTGTAATTGTTGTCTTTGCAGAGAATACTGCGCTAAAAGATTTTGGTAACGTTGTTCATACAATGCATTTACTTGGCTTACTGTGTTTGTTTTTTGCGCTTCTCTAAGTGCTTGCTGGGTCTCAGTCTGCAGAATTGCGGCGTCAAGTGCGAATAAATCATCCAGTTTGCTCAGTTTATAGTCAGTAGCTGCATTATCACCTTTACTTAACTGCAGTTGTTGTACGTACAAATCTACATAATCTTTTTGGGCCGCGTATAAATCTCGGGTAGCTTGAGTTTGGGCTTTATATGATTGTTCCAGGGCTTGCTGCCTTTCACGTTCACGCTGTTCTGCTTCACGCTGGCGTGCTTCACGTATCTCTAGATCGCGGCTTTGTTTGGCGTACTCGTTGGACTGATCGCGTAAAACCCTTAACTGGTTTAAGCCTTGGATATACACGGCCTCGCTAAGGCTATTCTTTTTCTCGTTCAGTTTTACTACTTTATCGGAATAGTCTTGTTCGTTTTGAAGTAGTTTTACTCTGTACTCTATATTTGTGTTTTGGATCCGTCCTTCTGTAGTTGTTGCACTAGTACGCTGTTTTTGTAAGTCTAAAATTTGCTTATTTAGTACAATTTGTTCATTCAAAGGCACCAAATTTTCTGTGGTAAAAGCGGTATCGCCCTGACCGGTTAGCCTGTTAATGGTATCAATAAGATCTTTTATTCTCTTTAGTCCTTCTTCGCCTGCGACGAGTTTGATCGCCCACTCGCCAACTGTTTTTATACCGTTGGCAAAAAGGCTAATTATGCTATTTACAAGTTTGAATATCTCCGTAATTCCTTTAACAATCAGTGCTAGTGCTGCGGCAAAAGGTGCTCCAATAATTCCCAACGTAGTGCTGGCTGCAAGCGTAAAGTCTTTCCACGCAGCACTTAGCAGTCCGGTAGCGTTGCCGATGTCAGTAACCGTACCAGGGATAGTGCCCGTTACGCGAGCAGTTTCTTGTTGTAGAGCGCGGTACGCTTGAGTGGTTTGACCCAGGCGAACCATCAAATTTATTTGTTCTTGTAGGGCTTTATTTACACGCATACCACTTTCTTCTAACTTAGAAAAGTCCAGCTGACGAATGGCTTTGCTAACGTCGGAAACTTTAATGATTGCCGCATCCAGTTGATCGCCAATGGCGCTGGTAACGACGGACAGCATTGGATTGCCTGGGATTAAACCCCCAAGAGCGCCACCGATAACCGATCCGGGGCCGCCTCCAAAAAGAAGCGGGAAACCTGCGCCTAGCGCAACGTTTTCAGCTGTTGTGCGAGCTTGTTTAGCTTGCTGCCTTTTTTCTAGGATTTTATTTAGACGCAGTTCAAAATCTTCTGCCCGTTTTTGCTGCATGTATTCATCAGCTTCAGCTTCTTTTTGCTTTCTATACCGTATGTCACGTATGTTATTTATACGCTGCTCGATCGCTTCCGGTGTAGTGCCAAAACGCGATGCGATATTTTCAAGACGCGCACCTCGTTGAACGCTGCGGCTAATTGCGCTGAGGCGATCAGCATTTTGTGTTGCCGTATCCAGAGCCAGTGCATAGTTGCGGACTTCTGCGGCCTGCTGCTTAAATCCGCCGCTTTTAAGTCCTACGTTTGCTAGAGCTACTCCCAGGGCATCCGCTTGTGCAGCGGAACCAGCCAAAGTGTTAGATAGTTCTCGGGCTCTTTTTTGTATTCCTTGGGGTTCAAAATTTACTAGTGCGCGTGCAAAATCGTCTAACTGTTTTTTAGCTTGGCGTATTTTGTCTCCGCCTTCGCCCGCACCTGGAGCCAGTAGATTTATAGGTTTTAGCCTGGATACGATATTATTTAATTTTTCTACCGATGCTAAAACGTAATCGAGACGATTCTGGCCGCTTACGGTAACGTCAATTTTTGCGTTGTAGACAGCCACGCGCCGATAGCCCCCGATGCTTCAGTTTACGCTGTAAAAAAGCCGCCGGGGTTAGCGGCGGCGTCGGGCTTTGTCGATCTCCTTTTGCTGGTCCTCGTTGAGGATGCTGAAGTAGGCGCTCCAGCCGATCAGTTCTTCGGCGGTCATGGTGGTGCTGACTTCGGAAAGAGTCTTGCCTAACTCTTTGGCGACTCCGAATTGGAGCATGAGCCAGTTGTCTTTTCGAAGTTCGGCACTCAGGATTTTGGGTCGATGGGCTCCGCGTCGTCGGTCAGGATCGCCAGCATCAGGGCTTGCAGATCCTTGTCCTTGACTTCGTTCTTGAGCACGTCGATCTCGCCGGTGCTAAACAACTTGGCGCCATTTTCGTCGAGAGCCTTGGCGATCAGCAGTTGGAGGGCGAAGGCGTTGGCGTCGTCGGACTTGGCTTGTTTTTGGGCGCGTTCGCGCTCGGCCATTGTCAGGGGCGCCACCCACATTTCAAATTTGGTGCCGTCGGAAAGTTCGACGATCTTTTTGATGGGCTCCAGGTTGGCGGCCTTGCGGAGGCGATCAATGGCACGCAATGAGCTGGGAGCAGGCATAAAAATCCTGATGGTCTCGGATTAGTGTAGCGGAGTAGAGACAAAAAACCCCGGCGGTGAGGCCGGGGTCCGGGTTTCGTCCGTTTTGCAGACTATCAGGCGGAAGTGCTGAAGTCGAAGGTCGGGGTGGCAGCCGGGCGGAAGTTCACCGTCACAGACTGGGCGTCGTCAGGATTGACGTTCATGCTGGCCGAGGTCAGCGTGGCGTCGAAGCTGATCGAGCGGCTGAGGCTTTCGCTCACGTTGCCGCCGCTGTACACGCGGTCGATGTACAGCTTGAAGGCAGCACCGGTCTGCTGGCGCTGGAGCACATCCTCGATCATCCGGTTGGACATCGAAGCGTTCTCGTTGGTCATATAGACCGTGGCAGTGCCAGTGCCGTCGCCGAAGCCGGCGATGTAGCTGCGGAAGGGGACGTACTGACCTTGGGTTTGACCGATGGTGGTGACGTCGATCTCAGCGCGGTTGATCTCGAAGGTCCAGTCGCGGACTTGGCCCACGGCCACGAAATCGGCGTAGGCGACCTGGAACTCGTTGGGGGCAACGGCGGTACCGTCGTCGGTGATGGCGAGAATGGTGCCGCCGGCGCTGGTAGAGACGGTCAGTTCACCGGTGGCAGCGGTGTAGCTGAGCACGTAATAGGTGGTGGCTGCCGAGATAGGAGCAGGCAGGGTGCCGGAACCGGAGCCGCCGGTTTGGCTGTTAATCACGCTGAACTTCACGGGGTCGCCTACCTTGAGGTTCAGGTAGGTCTCGACCGTGATGGTGTCGGTGGCGATGTTGACGCCAGACTCACCGAACGAGCCGGTGGTGCCAGCGGGCTTGTAGTAAAGAGCGCCGGACGTGCCGGACAGAACGGTGGTGGCCATTGGCGTACCAGGGGGTTGTTACAGGGCGGGCACTGCCCGGCTTATTACAGGTTAGCGCCTGTAATAGTTTCTTCCTAGGACAGCACAGTGGCGACGTAGGAAGTGTCAATTCGCCCCACGAAATGAGGGGCCTGTTCGGTGGCTGAAAACGTAGGGCCGTTGATTTCACCCACCTTGAAATAAACGCCGGTTGTGCCCTTTGTGGAATTGTTGAGGGTTTCCAGCACGTTGACTGCGGTGGTTAGCAAAGTTTGGTTGCGGGCAGGGCCGCGGCCTTTTTCAGTAAAAATGCGAATGACTATTGCTCCGCGAGCGTTATCTACGCTGGAGGTCAGCGTGGGTTCGTTGGTGATGCCGAAGGTGACGTTGACGCGGACGTATTCGGTGGTCGTGTTGGGTGGGGCGGCGGTGATGTTGTCGAAGTAAACAGGGACAGGCGGAACTAACGCACCAAACGCTGTGAGCAGCGGATTTTCAACGGCGGCGCGAATGGCTTGGTAGTTCATTAGTTACTCTGTGCAAACGCAATTCTGACGCCCTTTTCTAGGCTCTTTTGCATCCCTCCACCGTTTATGTAGTTGACGAACCAGTCTTGGGGTGCTGTGGCGCGAGATGTCGGTTCTCCTTCTGTAGGTGCAATGTCAGTACGCATACGTCCGTAGCGGCGGCCCTCAATAACCACCGGACCTTGCGGATCTGTGCCGGGGTCAATAAAGTAACCCTCTTCCAAATCCATAGCCTGCATTGCGTAATCCGTAGTGTTACTGATTACGAGCTTTGGGTTTCTTTTTGTTGCAGCAATAGTGTCGGGCAATCGAGGAGTATCACGAATTGAATAGGGATAGTGGCCTTGCGGACCTTTACCTACTCCTGGTGCATCGGCTACCCAACTGTCCGCAAACTCGCCACTCCACACAGGGCCTGCTTTAGCCAAATCATTCATGATTTCAACTGCTGCTTGTCGTGCCGCTCTTTGCAGTCCGCGGCGTATGTCTCTATTAAATTGACCCAGGGGGCTTGCCATTACTCTGGCCTCGCAATTAGGACGTGCATAACCGGGTTGTCGCCGCGATAGCTGGTCATTGAGATGATCTTGGCCTCGCGGGTAACTCCGGCCTGGGTGTACTGGATGCGATCGGCTTCAGTCGGATAGTACGTTCCCAATTCACTGGTGCCGATGATGACTTTGACGTCTGTTGTTTGGTACAGGCCCTCGGCTTCGCGTGGAGTGAGACGGGTGATGACGGCTTTGACCGTAACGTTGGTGTCGGCACCAGTCACATTGCCGGTAGTGGGGTCGTAGGTGCGGGGTGTAACTGTTTTGATGTACGTGATGTCTTGGCCCCAGTCCGCTAGGAGTGAGGTCGGGATTGGGGCAAAAGTGTCGTCGATTAGGCCCATGTCACCCTCGGAAGAGGCGGACGGCGTAGTTGGCGGCGCCGCCCATGCAATAGGGGCCTAGGTAGGTCTGGAGCCAGGGGTAGACGTCGAAGACGTTGTTGATGACGCCGCTGGTTTGGCTGGATTTGTTGTATTTGACCTTCAGTTCGCCTAGTTCCACTTGGTCGTAGATGCCGGTGGTGCCAGTGCTGCCGGTGATGGCGTCGGTGTCGTTGGCGAAGGCGCGTGCCAGCTCGTAGGTGGCGGTTTTGATGCCGTCGGGAATCAGGGTGCAGGCGAGGTCAACGCCGTCCACCGTGTAGTTATCGCGGGGC